AGTCGCCGAGCGATCGCGCGAGGACGATGATCCAGAGGATGGCCGCTACCGAGGACACCAGGCCGAGCACCGAGCGCCCGCTCATGTTCTTCGTCCAGGGGAAAAAGAGGAAGTAGATGACCGAGAAGATGGTGGCCGCGAGGGCTCCGATGAGGGTGAGGAAAATGAAGATGGCGTTGTAGACCTGAATGGCCGCATAGTCGGGGCTGAGGAGGATGTCGAGCCAGTCGGGGGTGTTCATGCTGCTCCGTGTCGTCGAGGGGTGAAGGTCACCTCGAGGTCGTCCCCGAAGCCATTCGTATCGCGGCGCCTCACGAGAAATGCTACCCCGGATGCGAGAGCGAGCTGCGTGTTGCGCTCCTCTTCGCGAACGCGCTGGGCCTCGGCGATGTCGGACTCGATTGCCTCGCGTCGCCGCTTCTTGGCCTTCCAGAAGTCAAACATCATGTAACGCTGTCCTCGTCCTTTTCGCGAACGGTCACCTTGCGGAAGAAGTCATCGACGATCTTGTTGGTCTGGATCAGCGAGTTGATCGTTTTCCGGCCCTCGAGGGCCGTTTCCTTCCACTCGTCCCCTCGCTTGTCGGAGGCCTGGAGCTCTCGCACGTGTGTCGACTTGGGCACGAGCCACCCCCTTACGAGGGACACTACCACCAGGATCACGAGCCCCGCGAAGGCCGACCATCCACTTACCGGCTCCACCCATCCCTGAATCATCCTGGCCTCCCCTAGCGTGAGAAAGGGCGGCCCCCGATGGCCGCCCCTCTCGTGATGTTCATGACCGAGCTTACGCCGTGCCCTTTTGGAAGGCGGCAATCTGGAGGGCGGTCTTGCGACACTCTCCCTTGATGCCGTTGTAGGTGTCCGCGCTCACCGACTGGATCGGCTCGTCCGGGTCGACGATCCCCAGCGTGAGGAAGGTCTGGAGGTCGGTCTGGCTGGTGAACTCCCGCCAGAAGCCGGTGGTGACGTCGGCCGCCGCGATCGAGGAGTTGGGCGCCCGATAGAGGTTGGTGGTGGTCGCACGGGTGATGCCCACGCCGATCGCGTCGAGCTTCTGCTTGATGAGGTAGAACTCGGTCGCGTTGGTGCCGCCACCCATCCATCCCCACATCATGTCGACACGCGCGACGAGTCGCTGGGCGTCGGCGTCGGAAAGAACGGCCATGGTGTCCTCCTCGTTGGAGATGGGGGTAGATCCCCCGTCGGTTGCCCAGCCGGCGGTGTCCCACTGGGCCTTGATGCTTGCGTCGAAGTCGTAATTGCCGGCGTTCATGGCGTGATAGCCGTGCCGGTTGCGGATGGAGATATGGAGGTGAGCGCCGTAGTAGTGCTCATCCCCGTAGCCGCTGGCCCCGGAGTAGCCGAGATGCTGCTTGCGGCGGACGCGGTCGCCCTTCTTCACGTCGATCCGCGACAGGTGGAGGTAGTCAACCCCCGAGCCGTCATCGTGGTCAACGTAGATCATGCGACCGCCCGAGCCGTAGTTGGTAAGGACGACGTCGGCCACATAGCCGTCGTTGACGGAGACGACCTCCGAGCCGTAAGGCGCGGTGTAGTCGGTGCCGGGGTTGACCGAGCCGCGCGCGACATGGTCGGCGAAGCTGTCGGACACGTTGCGGGTGGCGACGGGGTAGGCGAGCGGTACGAAGAATGCCATGGTGTGCCTTTCCGGGTTAGCCCGCCGCGTTGGCCGCGGTCATCTGCTTGGCCACATAGCCGACATTCACGCCGGCCGTTACGGCCGATTGGTCGCCGGTCGTCACAACGATCTGACACCCGGCCGCGGTAATGCCGGTTGCCTGGGCACCGAGCTTGCGGCCGACACCAGGCGAGCTCATGATCGACGGAGTGACAACGGGAGGCTGAGTGAAGCGCCCCGGGGGGAAGGTGATGGTCAGAATGGTGCTCGCCACGTTCGAGAGCGACGCGACGATGGGGCCGCCACTCGCCTCGGCGAAGGCCCGATCGATCTGCCAGCCGTTCGCGCCCTGGTAGGCGTAGTGGTCGCCGGCGAAGGTGTCGGCTCGCTGGCCCGGCTGGGGGTTCGACCATGCGAGGAGGTCCGCGGTGAGCCGGAAGGGGACGACGCCACCAGGGGCCGCCGTGTACTGGGCGGACTGGGTGATGATGACGCCGGCCGAGTTGGTGGCGGTCGCGGTCGAGGGGATGAGCACCTCGGCCAGCTTCACCGCGCCGACCGGGACCGCGGGGGCGCTCGGCGACGGGGAAGCCGTTCCGGCGACGACGCCGAGGACCGGGGAGTTGTTGGCGTCCGGGACGGTGACAGTGCCGCTGGCGTCGTTCTGCTTGGCATAGATGACGTCGATGCGGGAGTTAGCCGCGGGGGCCGCACCGAGGAGGACGTTGGTGGGGCCATCATTGGCGAGGAGGACACATCCGCCGTCGCGGACGGCGACAGCCGAGAAGGCGGCAACGGAGACGTTCATGCTCGCGGTCGCGGAGACGAGGTTGGCCCCGACGGGGGCCGTGACGCCACCGCGCGGGGAGCCGTCGGCGTTGCACACGACGAGGTTACGGAAGTCGAGCCGTGTGTCGTCGGCGTCGGTCGCCCCCAGCTTTACCGGGAGGCCCTTGCGGAGCGTCATGCGGTTTTCCCTTCCAGAGCGGCGACTCGCTTGCTTAGGTCAGTGTACCGGTCCTCTGCGTCAATCCTGGCTTTGTGCTCGCGCGCGAGGGCCATGATGATGGGGACGACCATCTCCTCGTATCGGACGCCCTCAACGCGACCATCCTCGTCATGCCACACGTTCAGCGGAAGCACCTCGGCGACGTCCTCGGCGAGGAAGCCGGATTGCCACGGTGCCGCCTCGCCCATCTCGAGCACGTCGGTGTGACGCTGGAAGCGGACACCCTGGAGCGCGAGGAGCGCGTCGAGGTCGACCTCGAGCTCGGTGATGTTGGTCTTGAATCGGCGGGACGAGGTGTTGCCGCCGAGGTTGCCGGCGCTGTCGATGTAGACCGCCGAGTATCCGACGGTCACCGTATTGGCCTTGGTGCCCGGCGAGTTGAGGATTCCCGCACTGATGACCTGACCACTCGCCGACACGTTTCCGCCGGCGGCAACCGCTCCGCTCGCGCTCACCGACGTCGGCGAGATGGCCCCCGGTGACGCCACCTTGCTGTCGATCTGGGCCTTGGTGTAGGAGTTGGCCGCGATGGCCGTGCTGACTCGCGTATCGATGGAAGCGAGCTGGGTCTGTACCTGATCGACGAGGGAGCCGATCGCGGTGCCGCTCGGCCGCTCGAGGTCGCGGAGGCGCTCCTTGATGCGGAGGATCTCGTCGCGGAGCGGCCCGAAGCTCGAATCAGTGCTGGGGAGGTTGCCGTAGTCGCCCATTAGGCCGCCACCTCCGGGGCGCACTGAATCTTGATGCTCTCCTTGCCGATGGTCCCACCGAGGCTTACGATCCGGCGCCGGAAGGTCTGCTTGGCCGTGAGGTAGGGGTCGCCCGCCATCGGTCGGCCGGTGACGTCGTCGCCCGGGTCGAACGCTGCGAACGTGAGCTCGCAGAAGTCGCCGACGTTGTAGGAGCCGAGCTGAGGCCCGGCGACGTTCCCGTAGCGGTCGACGGGATGCGCGCGAACGGAGAAGCTCCACGCCTCGATGGGGCGCTGCCCGTCGCGGAGGTTCTGGGCGGTGTATCCGTCGAGAGTGGACTGAACCGAGACGGAGGTGTGCGAGGTATCGAGGATCTCCATGAGCGGGTAGCCCGCATCAGTGAGGGCGGTGTTCGATGCGCGCGAGATGAGGACGCGGTCGTTCTGGCGACCTCCCTGGCCCCAGGAGACCGAGCCCATGCCCGAGGCATCACTGTCCACTGCGAAGTCGGTGACCGGCGAGGCGGCGGCCGTTACGCCCCAGCGCGGCACGCTCGGCGAGGTGAGGAGCGGCTGGGCGACCGTGCCCACGCGCATGACCCACTCGACGCCGAGCTTGTCGGCGGTGAAGCGGGGGAAGAAGTCGATCTCGGGGCCGCCGACGACGCCCTGGAGTTGGGTGAGCGCCTCCTTGACAGGCTTGAAATCGACCGCGTTGTAGGTCCGCGTATGGTCGGGGTTGCCGTCGGCTTCCTCGGCCGGGAGGACGATGGGCAGCGCGCCCCCGGTCCAGGCCATCGCCTGCTCGACGAGGCGCTTGGCGATCGTCCCCAGGGACACGCCCGAGTAGGTCGACGCGAGGGCGGGGTTGGCGATGGTGCGGCTATTGTCGCTCGGGTCGGGGATCGTCCACTTCGTGACGTCGTAGTTGGCGGCGATGGCCGGGAGGATGAGCCGGTGGTCGAACATCGACATCATGCCGCGCGCGTCGAGCTGGAGGGTGAAGTCCTTCCGACTGGAGGAGTGACCCCAGATCGGGCCGGCGGCGAGGATCACGTCGTCCGCGACGACGGCGAGGAAGGACTTGGCGGCGGCGGCGGCGTTGCGGAGGTTGAGCTTCTGGGCGTCGCGGTCGAGCATGTTGATGGAGACGCTGATGGAGTCCGCGGTCATGATCTTCCGCGAGAACGAGCCGCCCTTGACGGGGAGGTTGAGGATGCGGCGACCTGTCTTGAGGTCGCCTACGAGGATGCGGGGCATGGGCGCTCCTAGAGGTTTCCGTCGGCGGCGATGGCCGAGAAGATCGGTGTGCCGGTGACGACGCCGAGCGGGGCGAATTGGATGATGTGGGTCTCGCCGGGGCCGATGGAGAAGAAGTCGGAATCGTTGCTCGTGATGTAGCCCGACACGTCGTTGGCGGGATCGTCGATCCATGCCCGCTCGGTGCGCTGGTCGATGGTGACCTGAGAGTTGATCGGGATGAGCCGGGCGAAGGTGACGGTTTTGCCGAGGGTGGTGTCGGT